TGAAAATGTTTTTCGGACATAGTCGCGATTTCGTGGGCAAGGGCAGCTTTCTGATCAGCGTCAGGAATGAACTTATCTAAGAGACCGGAAACTGGACCGATTAGCTGACCGAATAAGGACATAGCTACTCAGACCCAACCGGCAAAGCACCGTGTTCTCTGTCGCACTGTGCGATTGTCCATGTGTTTGTAGTCATTAGTTGTTCTCCAGTGCTGTTAGTCTTGCTTCAAGTTCTTGTATTGTTGCTACCAGCAGAGGCACAAGCTTGCTCTGGTCTATGCCTTGGTAGTCTGGTACTGACCTAGTACCCATTACAGCCTCAGTAGTTACATTGCCATCGTCATCTAAAACTGCTGGAGTAACTTCATATTCCTCATCACGCATTGCATCTTTAGTGCCTGTGATTGCCTCTGGTACAACGTCCTGTACCTCATGTGCTAGGAAGCCATCTACAGTTGTGTCTGCGTCTGCAATGAAGTTAAACCGTGAAGGATTGAGTTGCTTTAAGCGTTCTGTAGCGCCTGACATAGCAACTACGTTTTCCTTTAGGCGGTAGTCTGAACTTACACCGTAAGAGGTGGTTGACCCACTTGAAATTATTTGCCCAACAGCCCCGTTTCCGTTCATGAATCTAATCATGTACGAGCCGCCTGTACCTGCACTAGATATTATAAGCGTTTCATCCCCTGTGTTAGAGTACGACATGGAGTTGTTACTGCCGTTAGACAGGGTGGTAGTGTTAAATAAGATATCCCCTGCTGAGGTTATTCGAAAACGCTCGGCAACTCCATCAAGGTCAACAACGGCGGCTTGACGTGTGTAAAACTTAATTGCTGAACCCCAACTGCTTGAACTTTCACGCATAAAGCCAATACCCGCTTGGATACCGCCGTCGAGTCCTGCAATAATGGCTGCTTCGCTGTTAGTAGTAGATAAGTTACCACTCAGCCTTATTGCTGCTCCATCAAAAGCACTTCCAGATGTTTTGCTTGCAGTGTTAGGAGTAACAGCAACTTCTAACGGGTTGTTTAGTGAGCTAACACCAATACCCACTTTGCCATCTTCCTGCACCCTAAGTAACTCAGTGCCACCAGAAGTGCTTGTGCGGTCTTTGCCGATAACAAAGTCTTCGCCAGCAGAGTTAGCATCAGAATCAATATTTACAAATAAGGAAGCTGGAGAGTTTATAACGCCATTGTGACTTCCGTTATCGTCTAGCTCCAAAACGCCATTTGTAGAAACCAGTTTTGTTGCAGTGGCTGTGCCAGTAACGTCAACTCCGCCAGCAAACGTAGCCGACTCGTCTGCGTTCAGGGTAATCGCAGTAGCGTTTGAGTTGTCAACAATGCCAGTACTCAGCAGCCCTCTGGAGACTTTTGTTAGTGCCATCTAATTACTCCGGTAAAGCGTTAGCCGCTTGTGCAGCATTGTATGCAGCAATAGCTTCTGTAGTATGAAAAGTATTACACATAGCCTGAACCTCTGTGGATTCACCAGACCAATCGTCTGTAGGGCTTACTGTGTGACGATGGAAGGATCTACTGATCTCGTTATCATCTCTGCTGATAATAGTTGATGTACGGACTTGGATGACTTTCCAGCCGCCTCCTTGGTCTACTACTTCAATCTTGTCTTGTACTGTTGTTTCTGAAAGTGCCATGTTTATCTCCTGTTGGTATGGACTGTCTGTGCCTACCGTCCGATAGGCGTAATCTTAGTGTCTGTAAGTTATAGTTAGACGAATAGCCACTCCTGACGTACCAACGTGCGGTCCACTCACCCAAGTCCATACACCAGAGGCGGTGCCGTTGTTACCAAGATGACCAAGTTGAGTAGTATTAATTGATGTCCACCCCCCTCCTGCAAAAGCAGCTATCGACGTATGAGAATGCGATCCAACACAAGTTGAACCAATTGCAAAAGGCAGACCCGTTATTACTATGATGTCGCCATTGTTTGCTGCGTCAACACCAGCATTACTGAATTCCATACTAAGTGTCACTAGATTTCCTACTTTAGTGTAGTCCCCGCTTCTAGTTCCCTGATTGAATGTTGTTCCAAAAGAGCCATAATATCCAGCTAGTGTCGGAGTGAATGTGCCTGTTTCATAGTCATCTAACAATTCTGATGAGGCACCAGCAGCGTTTGCATTTGCGCTGAAGTTCACACCGCCTGAGAGGTAGATGTCTTTCCAACGGTAGGTTGCAGATCCTAAATCCGCAGCATTATCTGAAACAGTTAGCCCAGCAGCAGGGAAAACGCCTGTGCCAGCAAAAATGATTCCGGGATCACCATTACCGCCAATGGCAAAACGTGTGCCTGCTGCGCTTGTTGTAGTACCAATAAAACCTACGTCAGCCCCATTCTTGCGTAAGTTAATAAGCGTCCCATCTGTTCCGGTGCGATTAACGCCTAAACCCCAATCATTGTTAATGTTGGCTGAAAGATAACCCGCAGAGCTAATCCAAACGCTTGACGCATTAGAAGTTACTGAACCTTCGTAAGTGGTTCCGCCAATACCCACGTTGTTGTTAAACGTACTCACTCCTGCTGAATCTATAGAGAAATGAGTGTTCTGCTGATCGTCCAGAATGTTGAAGCCACCAGTACCCGCCTGCAAATATACTTTGTTATCTGATGAGCGATGGCTCAAGCTAGCGTTACCTGCCGCAGCAAGAGCACCCGCCGTCAATTGTATTGGGCCAGCAAAAGTAGCCGACTCATCTGACCCAATCGTGATCGCCGTAGCGTTGCCGTTATCTACAATCGACGGAGTACTAGACAGCTCGCTGGGTATTTCTGTTAGTGCCATAAATTACTCCGGTAGTTATGCTGTTTCTGCTTCTGCATTTCGCTCTGCCGCTGACTGTATATCTGCCGCCAATACCACAGCATCTTTATCTGCGGGAATGTTTGTTATGGCTGGATCGGCAGTCATACGCGCAACCTCTGCGTCATATATTTCGTCCATGGCAATACGACATCGGTTATGCACTGCGTTCTCTGCCCACTCTTGTGGAGACGCAGCGACATAGGCTAGTGCTTTTTCTTGTGTGGCTGTGAGTTCAATTGTTAGTGTTGCCATCGTTTTATCCTATTAAATAACCCTTGAAGTATGTGTGATTAGAATTGGCTATTATTGTGACGTTCGTGTTAGCGACAACATAAGGATGAAATCCAACCGTATCATTTGCTGCCAATCGCAGTACGGTATTGTTGTCTGGGAATCTAGGATCAGCGCCACTCACTATTTTATCTGTGGTATCAACCCTGCCGCCGTTTTTGACGTACCAACTTTGAGTGGCGTTCGCACTTAAATAAGTTGTCGCCTCAAAAAAATAAAGACCCGCCACAGGCGCAGTGAAAAGGCCAGTTGAGGTATTAAAGTGGTTCCCTACGTTATGGTCGGTCTGGTTAAAGCCAGCAGCCAAACCGAAACTTCCGCTGGAATTGAATCCTGTTTGGTTGCCATTTCTTCTTGCCTGAAAAGAAGGCTGATTTGGCATTGTGACACGGCCTGCGCTGTCAATGAGCATGGCTGCCGTTAAAGTGCCACTAGAATTGTTAGTAGAGAAACTTAGTTTTCCTCCGTTGGAACCTGCTTTTGCGCCTGAGATTTGTGCTTTTGTTGCGTTTGAATCAGCAGTGAAGTTCAGAAAAGTTTGCCCAGCCCCTCCTGGGCCAGTAAGTTCTATAGCGCCCGCGCTGGTTATTCGGAGGCGTTCTGTGCCAGTATCTGCGATTTTTAATGAGCCATCAGCATCATCTCTGTCAAAATCCCAATAGCTAGATGTGCTGTTACTAATTGCAAACGTGCCTTTTACATCGAGCGTCTTTTGTGGCGAACTAGTATTAATACCCGTGTTTCCTGCTGAGCTAACAAAAAGCCTATAGGCATTAGCAGTTCTGTCGTACAACATAAACTCGCCGCTGTTTCCTGACGTTAGACTATAGGACTTTCCGTTCGTAGCTGTGGTGTTGTTAAAGTAGATACCAGCAGAATCAGCGCCATCGACTCCTTCGAGAGTTAGCTTTGCGTTGCTCGCGCTAGAAGTGCCGATTGTTACTTTGTCAGCCGTGACCGAACCCGTAACATCAATGCCTGCGTTGGCTGTGATTTCGCCAGTGGCTACTAAAGTACTTGGAGTAGTCAAAGCACCAGACAACTTAGCACTTGTAATAGTCCCATCAACAGGGACGTTGATTTCAGTTTGGGTCATGGTGACGCACTCGACAGCAGATCCAGCAGGCGGTGCGGTTGAGAACGTCAGGGTAGTTCCAGAGATACTATAGTTAGACTTGCTTTGGTATACACCGTCTATAAAGACCTGTGTGTTTTCTTTAATCGTGTTTATTGTCAGAGTTAGAGTTACATCAGAACCGTCACCCGTCATCAAATCTACGTTTAGGTTCGTCCCTGATATACCTGCCGCAACCGAGTAGACAACAATCTTTCGTGCGTTAGCTGGCGCTGCACTGAAAGTTAAAGTGGTTGTGCCAGATGCGGTTGCGATGCTGTAGGCATCTTGCGTTTGAAAAACCCCGTCAATGAAACATAATAAGTTGTTTGCACTAGCGACGGTTTGGCTCAAATTAAAAGCGACTAAAGACCCGTTAGCTGTGAACGTATCTGTCGTAAACGTATTTGTTCCGCCACCTCCGATTGCTCCCCATGCATCTGTGTAGCCTTCAAACTGACTAAGAGAACTGTTGTAGCGGAATCTTCCTGCTCCAGCAGCGGGGCGTTGCGCGGTAGTACCAACTGGTAGCGCGATTGCATCCGTTCCGCTTATGTCTAAAGTGACACTTGGAGTCGTGTCATTTACGCCGACTCGGTTATTTGTCGAGTCTACGGCAAGTACGCTACTGTCGTGCGTTGCAGCATCTACGATGTCAGTCAGCAGCGCAGCAGTAACTCTTAGTTCCACCACATCGCTAACAGACCAGCTTCCAGCAGAAGTCCCGTCTTGCGCTCGCACAATGGTAAAGGTATTAGAAGACAGCGCTGTCGCTTTGACAACTTCAACATTCGTCCCCGCAGCTTGCTGGATGGTCAGGTAGCAGTAATCCCCTGATCCACTCAGAGCAGGAAAGCCAGCAGCCGACGCAACGACCAAGGACGTAGCAGTCGTATTGATGCCTGTCGCTACAGTAGTGCTAGCGTTGTTCGTGAACTTTACTGTCATCTTATTTCCTAGTCTTTCGCCTTGCCGATCACGAGCGCAAAATACTCAAGGTACTTATATGCTTTACCTACTAGCTCATCGTCGCGTGGAGTTGGCGTAACCGCAGTAATTGCAGACGCTAGAGCGACTGCCGCTGTTGCTATGTTGAATATGTCAAACAACATACTCATGAGGCGGTTACAGCCCACGAGATACTCATGGAGTCATTCGCAGATTTATTTACCGTTAGGAATACTGTGCGACACAACATCGTGCCACTAGAGCTTGCATTAAGTACCGCAGCTTCTGTTAACGCGGCAGTACCAGTACCAGCGGGGAATGTGGCAACGTAAGTCACAACCGCTCCACTCACTGTCGTAGAGGCAAGAGCGACTCTTGCAGCCTCACCGCCCAGTGTTGTGTCGCCTGCGGCGGCAGCAGTGCTACCAGTACCGACAGCCATATGACTCATAGCCGTAGCTGTCGCATCTTTCATTCGAGAAGCCACATAGCCTTTACCTGTTGTGACTACTAAGTTGTCGATGTCTCGGACGACCTCATTATTTATTGAAATGGTCAAGCGACCTTTCATTTCCATTTGTGAATTAAAATCCATTGGCTTGCTTCCTGTTTAGTTCAGCGTCGAAAAGTTTAGGGGCGCTGCATTTACCACAGCACGGGGGAGAATAAGTACGTTAAAGTCTTCAGAAATTGTTACTGCGTCAGCGAGAGATTTAGTTACACCAAACGTCTGAGATTCAGTGAACGAGATGATATTTGTTTTTGCTAACTGGTCTTCGCGGCTAAACGCATCAATCGTTGCTGCGTCATCCATAGAGAACGCATCCGCGAAACTACGGCTGTAAGTTACAGTTCTAGAGAAAACATCAGTGATCGGCTGAGTGTCAGAGGTTGGCTTCGTGAACGTGATCGCTTCTTGGTCTGTGACTGCAAATGAGTCTGCGCTTCCCTTCGTATATGAAAAGGAGGGTGCGTCAACCATTGTCGTAGCATCAGCCAGAGAACGGCTGTACTGAACTGTGCGCGAAAAGGCATCTGCAAACGCAAACGTGTCTAAAGGGTTCTTGCCGAAGCTGGTTGTTGCAGCATCAGCAAAAGCAAAGCTGTCGGAAGTTATCTTATTGAAAGTAACAGAGGCGCTTTCCGCTACTTGGAATGCGTCGAAGAAATATCTAGTCAAAGAATCTGGGTCGAGTACAAATTCCGCCGACAATAAAGTGCTCGCTGAGACAGATCTCAAGTCGACAGTAGTTGCCCCCGCTTGGAGGTCTACACTTTTTATGACTAGTTTAGTTGCCATTAGTCAAAATCTTCACGGACTTTAAACTTCACAAGGTCGTGAACTGTTTGCTTCGCTCCAGACCCTGTGTAAGTGATTTCAACTTCCCCTTCGTAAGTTCCAGATGTAGCGAAGGTAGTTGTAGCGAAATTAGTTTCACATTTCCCGTCGGTGGGACTGGTGATCAACATCGTCCTAGTGTCTGCGAGGGCAGTCTCACCCACCTTTCGCAAACGCAGAAGAACTGTAGTACCCGTTAAATCTATCGCGTCCCAAGTATCACTGTTGTCAGGATCTAATACAGCGCCAGAGGCAGCAGTGTTTTTATCTTTCAGCGTTAAAGTCAAAGCAGGGAGCGTGTCACCTGTTACAAAGTTTAAAGTTGTTGCATATGCCATTAGATAAACGCTCTCTTTTTAACCGTTAATGACCCACCTGAGAATCCATATTTAACCTGCCGTACCGTCCGCCCCACCTCCTTATCGAACAGTTGCTTGTTAACGCCTGCCGAACTTGGATTGCTAAAAGGTTGCCCCGGCATCATCTGTAATCGATAAAGAGCGCCCTGAGCGATAGTTTCTCTGTGCTCTTTACCAACTGAATCTGGAACACTAGTTGATGTTGATGATGGCTTGAGCGAATACAAAACTCTAAAGGTGTCTGCATCTGCCGGAATAGGCGCTATAAAGAAAGACGAGTTATCCCTCTGAGAATAATACCTAGGAGTCCCTCTCTCAGTTTCGTCGCCAAGCCTTTCTAATAACTCGTTATAACTAACTGGTTGTAGTTTTGTTTTGTCTGCATAAATATCAGTGATGTAGTTCATTTCTGTCCCGGAAGGAACAGTTACTTCATATTCATTAAGTCCAGCAATAATAAGTATGCTTTCAGGCTCTGGTATATACACGCCTGTCCGCTTACAAAACTCAATAGCAGAATCCCGAATAGCTCTCTCGATAAGAAAGTCGGGAGCGCCCTGAGTCTCTGGGCGGACGTATAAACTAAAGTCTGAATATTTCATTAGCCACGCCCCAAATTTATATCCGGTGTGCTAGACATTGGCGTTAAAGCGGCATCAACCTGAGTCTTAATTCCTAATGCGCTAGAGAATCCGCTGTAGTGCATAGCTGCTCGTTGGGAGTTACCCGCGAACTCGGAATCCTTTTGATATGACCTGTAGAGGATGTAATCGAGAATAGCGTTTGAATATATGTCATCAACGCTAATCACTGTTGTGTTGTTAGAGAAATTGCTAATAACAATATCCGTAGGCGCGGCGCTATACACAATTTCTAAATAATGCGAAGAAGTGCCTTTAGGGTAGACATAAAAGTGCTTCGGATCTGCCGGGTCAAAAACAAAGTGTTCAATCTTTCTGGTCGCGTCAGCAACAGTTTCGTGCCAGTTAGGAAGCGTCTCATCGAGTATTTTTCTATCGACCTGAGTGATCGCTCTACCGTTCTGATTACGCACAACATCTATAAGCCTTAGCCCGGTTGTGGGGATGCTTTGTCTACTACCCGCAACACATTGGTGATTGGCAAGACTTTGCATATTCGCGTCAGGTCTATGCAATATGATTTCTTTTTGAGCGTCATTAAAAAACTTTAAAAGCTCATCATTTGGGAAACGAACATTACTACTATCTTGCAAGATAATTGATGCACGACCCAGTACGTCTACGACTTTAGTTGTCGCCATCGTCAGTCTCCCACTCAATAATTTCTAAATCTGGATTCCCAGAAAATAATTCGTTGTAATGAAACTCATTACCCGTAAAGATATTTCTTACAGTCTTCGGCTTTTTAAAATGCGGAGTCTCTTTTGGCTTGCCGTGTTCGCTGGACAGTTGTTCTATCTGATCTTTAAGTTCAGAAAGCTTTAATCTTCTATCAAGCTTCACATCAAACTTTTCTTGCGCTTCCGCAAAAACTGCATCTTTTTCAGTCTTAGACATTTAATTTTCCTAAAAAAAGAAAAGGGGAGGAGAGTCCTCCCCCTTCTTATAAATGGACTGTTAAGTCCACTTACCCACTACAAGAGCGTCTGGTGTTACGACTTTTGAGCCATACACTTTTAGCCCTCTGACTGAATCGCCAAAGGTTGCTTCCATTCGCACAGTTTCAGCATTAGTAAACTGAGATGCGAAAGAGATAGCCTTTGGGTGACCAGCTAGAACGTGCGTATAACCGGCGTCACCACCAGATCCCGGTGTCAAAAGCATGTTGCTTTGGTAAACGGTGAAGCGGTCAACTATCCCAACCTTTCCGTTTCGCAATGGAGATGTGTCATCACCTGTAAGATAGGCTTGACGCAACTCAGACTGCTTTAGCAACGAGACAAACTCAGGAGAAAGAACGATGAATCGACCTTCTTCTGGGATGTTCAGGTTGTCTAGTGCAGTAGACATGCTCAAGATGCTGGTCAGGATGTTAGTTGCTGATACTGTCACTTGAGACTGAATAGTAGTTGCGCCTGTTACAACGCCTCCAAGCACATCAGTTTCAACTGCAATACGCATACCCTCGGCGGCATCATTAGTTGCAGCTTCTAACAGATTTATATCTGATTGAGCTTTCAACACATCATCCACTTTAAAGCTGTAGTACTTAGCTTTATCAATTAAAAGCTCAACCTTAGCGGTCTTTAGAACTTCAGTGGTAATCGAGCCTGTGTAGTTATTGATTGCTATCGCTGGGGTTGTACGAATGACAACCTTTTCACCGGCACCGCTAATTTCGCCTTCGTAATCATTATTAGATATCTGAGGCAGTACGGACTGACGGTAAAACTTAGATTGTAATAACTTAGAAAAAATTTCTGGTATGAAATTTACTTCTGAAGTTGTACCTGTAGAAAATTGAGAAAAAGACATGGTTAAAAATCCTCACAAGAGTTTGATTTTAACGGCGAATTCTCCCTTGATTCTGTGCTGATAAAATTTCAACTTGATGCTTCTCGAATTCTTCGTTCGACATCCGTTTGATTTCATCTACAGTCCAAGTTCGTCTTTCGCCAGTTGTGTTTGCCTTTCGAGCTTTTGGCATCTTCGGTTCTGCAACCGCTTTTGCTCGCTCAAGAGGCGTCTCTTGCGGCGTAGAAGAATTCAGACCTAAGTCCCGCTTAAACTGCGAAAGAACAGCATTCACATCGTTAGAAGTCCCAGAGTTAACCCATTCCTGTATCACGGGATTCTGACTATCAAGCCAGAGTGACCAGTCTGACGTTTGAGTTATTGACTCTACGTCTGGATGAACAGCTTGTATCCGCTCGAAATGAGCGTCTTGTGCTTCATTCTGGGCATCTTCAAATGCCTTTTGTTCTTGCGCTGCCAAAGTAGCCCTTTGGTTCTGCACTTCTTCTTGCGTCCGGTTCAGTTCGTCCAATACTGGTGCGAAGTCGGGATAATCCTCCCGCAGTTGTTGCAACCTTTCATTGTCCTTCTGTCCTTCCGCTAGTTGTCCCTGCATATCTTTGAGAGTCTTTGCTAGTTCAGCATTTTGCCGTCTTAGCTCAGAAGCCTCTTGAGTTGCATGAGTCATCTTCGCCTGAGCACCTTTCATCGCTCGTTCTGCTTTTTCTAAAGCAGTCTCTAATGAAGATTTATCGCCGCTATCTTCTTCATCAGTCACCTCTTCCGCCAAGTATTCCGCCGTATCCACAGGTTCTATGGGGGCTTCTTGAAACTCTGTCTCTGGTTCTTGCTGGGTATCCTCTGCCGAGGGTCCAGCCGCAGCCTTTAACATTTGCTCCATCATTTCTTTGGCTTCTGCTTCTAGTTGCTCCGGGTCATTTCTTCTAGTCATAATTTTCCTACGAGTCCCGCTAAGGATGTTCGTTAATCAATTGCGGATAGCCGGTTAGGGGTCCGAGTTTTATCTAGAACGGCTTTCGCCGTATCCTCAAGATCAAGCATGAAGCGAAGTTCTGAAACTCGCCCTTGCTCAAACCGAAAATTCTTTTCGTCTGCTTGCTCTAATCGCTGTTGAGAGTCTTCTAACCTGTTACGCAACAGGTCCGAGACTAAGTCCCATTGGGTCTGGCTCCTGAGCCATAGGACCGCCTGGGATTGCTCCTGCGAGAGCTTGATTTTGGAGTGCTTGTTCAGCTTGTAATCTCTCTTCAGACTTAATAACTTCGTCGGGATCAATATCTAATGATTGCGCTATATCGCGTAATAATTGATTCCGGTCTACGAGTGCTGCGTCCATAGGGTTTGATACAAGCGACAAGAATTGGAGGAGTCGTTGTGATTGCACTTCCTTTTGTACGAGAGCAGTGCTACCTCTCGGGACGATCTTTAGATCACCCTTGGCTTTTTCATTAGTTCCAAACTCCATGTTGAAGTGGAATAAAGCCTCTACCATCGGCTCTAACAAAAAATCATCTATATTCTTAATGGTACTTTTCAACGCCACGTTAGCAGCGCCCATCAACATAGACATGCCCGTTGCAGTTTTATTTAGGCTTTTGGTTTGTTCGCCATGTGTATAACTTGGCAGAGACGTAGTCTCATCAGCAAACCGTCTAAACAATTCAACAATCTGGTTAAGACCATTAGCGTTAGCTATGGGCTGATACCAGCGAACTGCTGGCATAGATCCGTCACCACCTTCACGCAACCAGACGCGCCAAGGGTGAATGTCTGTCGGGTCTTCCCCGGCAGCTAACAGATCTGTATTTACTTCAACCATTGGACCTGAACTTAACGCGAGGTTATCTATCCAGATTCTGGTTGCGGCATTCATTGTGACCTGAGAGTCACGCATCATTCGAGGAACACCTGTCCCCCAGAACTGGTGCGGGGAACGCTCATACGGAAATATATGATAAGGAACGTCATAGCCACCGATAGGGTTTAGCATGACCTTTAAAACTTTCCCGCCGCACATCCACACGCAAGAGGAGAAGTCTTCCGATTCATCAGCGTCTTCTGGCAACTCTATGCCATGCTCTTTCATCTCATATCCATCAATGCTGCCCCAATATTCTAGGACTTCAAATCGGTGAGACTCAGAATTCTCATGAATTCCAGCAATATTCCTGCGGGTCCGCTCATGATTTTCTTCGGTGTGGTTACCGTTGCGGTTGTTCTTTAATAGGTACTTAACCATCGAAGCATCAAACCCCGGCAAATCCATCAGTGCTCTGAACTGTTTGCGGGTTAATACATGCCGACGAAACAGCCCATCACAATCCCTGAGAGATGTGCAATATGGATCTGGGTAAAGATCAAAAATTGAAACACTTTCCACCTCTGGCGCAGCCTGCTCTATTTGAGCTAATGCAAAACTTGTTTGCCCTGTTGTGGGGTCGGTCATTTTTGAATAACTTTGCTTTCGATCAATACGGACAGTGCCTGCCTTAATGGCACCACTTCCGAATATGCAAGCTTCTAGCATGCTTTCTTTGAGCTTCTGCTCTGCATTAGATTCTTGAAGCTGATCTTGAATAACCGTAGACATCTCTTCGGCTGCTTCACGCGCTATCTTTTTTTCAATACTCAAAAACTCGTCTTCAAGTTCTTGCATTCGTTGAGCAATCAGATCTTCGTTTTGAGATGGGTCCATGCCACTAGCCATAGCAATCTGCTGCGCGGCAGCTTCTCTGATCTTCATCATCTCCATTGGATCGATCTGAGGTATTGCTGTTGGCTCTACAGCGAAGTATGCATCGCCGTGTTGGAATAGAAGGTCGATGATTCTGCTGTAAGCAGCCATGACTTTAGTGCGGGTGAGTCCGACAAAAACTTTTGATCTAGCGCCAGACTCGTTAAGCCTTGCTAAAACGTCAGGCTCGTACATTCCCTGAAATTGACGCAGATCTTTGATCCACTGATTTTCAGTTTCTTTTCTAGCGTCTTTATATTCTTGAAATGTAGATGACAGGCGTGAGCCTAAGTTGAGTAACTCTTGCTCTTGCGTTCCGTCAGACGTTTCTATCACTTCAAACTGGACTTCACTCATCTAATATCCTGCAACCGCATCAATTGATTTGAAGCGTTTTTGAATAATATTTGCCCTTGGTCGGGGCATTGATGCAAGTCCATGCAAAGCAATAGCAAAAGCCATTACTCGGTCATCATAACACCCTGACTGAGAATTAAAAGACCCTTTATCATCAATGACATACGTCCGTAATTCGTTCACAAGCTCTTGATCCGCAATGCCAGATTCACCCTGTCTGAGTATCGCTGCAAGGTTGTCAATAATCAGCGGTTTGGTTTTTGAAGTAGTAAGAAAGCCTCCGCGTTTTGTTAGCTTGTCACCGTAAGCGTTGTCTACCGA